ATGACTAGAAAGGATCTTGATCAAATTAAAAAGTTACAAATAAAGTACGAAGAGATAAAAGAACTTATACCTACTATTAACACAAGACCTTCAAGTACACACCCTTACTTACCTTTTGCTAAAAAAGAACAATGGGGTGCATTAGGTATAAAATACGCAATACGTAAAGCTGCAAAAGAAGATTTAGATTGGGTCACAATTAATCCTTATGAAGTTGTTCATCATATAGATGGAGCACGACTTGGTAACTTAGAGTTTTATGGTAATAAAAGAGGAACTGGAGATATATCTAAGAGAGTAGTAGGTAAAATTAATGAAAGAGAAATGAAAACAATAGAAAGAGTTATGGGTAGTAAATATAATAATAAACTTGGTTATCAAGATGTGGTTACAAGAGAATATCAAGAACTTTTATCTAAGATGCAAAGAAAAGTAACTAAAGGTAGAAAAAACTTTGGTTCATTAAATACAAGAGATGGTCCTAAAAAAGCAGATTCTAGTGGTGCAACTATACCAAATTTTATGAGAAAGTTTGCTGAAGAGTATGGGACTGAAGTAAAAACCATAAGAGTGGCTAAATCTGACCCAAGTAAATTAATTAAAATAACAAAACCAAGAAAAGCTATTAACTCAGATACAGGAGAAGAAGAAGATTTTATTGAACATATTGCTGCTTTTACAGAAGATGAGTATGATGCTTTAATGAAATTAGATAAAATACCTACTTATTACCAAGGAGATGGTATTGAGGTTGTAAAGAGAAATCCAAAAGAGTATTATAGAGAAGATTATTACGAGTCCTTTGCTATTAAAGTAAAACCAGAGTTTAAAGATATACCTATTAAAGGATATGTAAAAGGTGGACTAGCACAAAACATATTTAAGTGGTAAGGTAATTTATGGGAAAAAAAGCTGACAGAAATATCGAGCAGTTAAAATTTGCTCAAGAGTTATTAAAAAGAAAAAAACCACCTAGTATAGACGCTCCAGATTTAGTTTCTATTGTTGAGCGAAAAAATAGAAAACTTCGTTCTGCTGATATATCTAGAGGAGCAATGTATGCCTTACCTATAGAAGACATTGCAGTCTTATCTAGAAAAAATGCAAAAACAATTGGTGCTAAGGCTGGAACTTTTGTACAATGCCCAAGTAAAAAAGAAATTAAAACTAAAAAAACAAGGCTTACATAATATGGCACAAGATGATGAGATTTTAGAAGAAGAGCAAGTTGTTGAAACAGAAGGACCTATTGACGAGGATGCTGAAGAACCAAGTATTAGTTTAGGTGATGACCCTGTTGATGTTGAGATTGAAGAAAGTCAAGAAGATGGTTCTGAAGAAGTAGAGATAGAGGAAGAAGATGACTTTTATTCTAATCTTGCAGAAACTTTAGATGATAGAATACTATCTAGGTTATCTGGCGATCTAATTACAGATTATAAAAAAGATAAAGAGTCTAGATCAGATTGGGAAAAGGCTTATATATCTGGTTTAGATTTATTAGGTTTTAAAAACAATTCTGACAATCAACCTTTTGCTGGAGCAAGTTCCGTAACACATCCTTTATTAGCTGAATCTGTTACACAATTTCAAGCTCAAGCATTTAAAGAATTACTTCCAGCTCAAGGGCCAGTTAATACTCAAGTAATTGGAGATGATACTCCAGAAAAAGAACAACAAGCTCATCGTGTTAAAGATTTTATGAATTACATGATTACTGAAGTAATGGAAGAGTATACAACGGATTTTGATCAATTACTTTTTTATCTACCCTTAGCAGGTTCTGCTTTTAAAAAAATATACTATGATGATGTTATGGATAGAGCAGTAGCTAAGTTCATACCAGCTGAAGATTTAGTTGTTCCTTATTACGCGACTGATTTAAAAGATTGCGAAAGAATAACACATGTTATAAAGATGAGCGAAAACGACATCTTAAAAAAACAGAGAGGTGGTTTTTATAGAGATGTAGATATACTTCCCTCTCGTCAAGATGATAATGAAGTTCAAGACAAATATGATCAGATAGAGGGTGTTCAAGGAAATGATGACACCGATAATCAATTTAATGTTCTTGAGATACATGTAGATTTAGATATAGAAGAATATGAAGTAGAGAACTCAGAAAAAAATATAAAGATACCTTACATCGTTACTATTGATGAAGGCTCTCAAGAGATATTATCTATTTACAGAAACTATGCTCCTCAAGATGAATTTTTTAAGAGAAGAGAGTTTTTTGTACATTATAAGTTTTTACCGGGTTTAGGTTTCTATGGTTTTGGTTTAATACACATGATTGGTGGTTTATCAAGAACCGCGACTGCTGCATTACGTCAATTATTAGATGCTGGTACGTTAAGCAATCTTCCAGCTGGTTTCAAATCAAGAGGATTAAGGATTAGAGATGATGATCAGCCTTTTCAACCAGGTGAGTTTAGAGATGTAGACGCTCCTGGAGGAAATATAAAAGATCAGTTTCAATTATTACCTTTTAAAGAGCCAAGTGGTACGCTTTTTCAGCTTTTAGGTTTTGTAGTTCAAGCAGGACAGAAATTTGCTGGTACTTTAGACATGCAAACTGGAGAAGATAAGCAAAATCGAGCTGTTGGTAGTACATTAGCACTACTAGAACGTGGTTCTAGGGTCATGAGTGCTATTCATAAGCGTTGTTATTACTCTATGAGAGTTGAATTTAGACTTTTAGCTGACGTTTTTGGAACATACTTACCACCAAGTTACCCTTATGCAGTAGTTGGCGGTAATAATATGATAAAACAAGTAGATTTTAGTCCAGAAGTAGATATTATTCCTGTTGCTGACCCAACTATATTTAGTTTATCTCAAAGAATTACTTTAGCTAGCCAACAATTACAAATAGCTCAGTCAAATCCTCAAATGCACAATTTAAGAGAGGCTTATAAAAGAGTTTATTTAGCAATGGGCACAAAAGATATAGATAAATTATTAAAACCCGAAAAAAAACCAACTCCAGCAGATCCAGGAGCAGAAAATGCTAAATCTTTACGTATGGAAATACCACAAGCTTTTTATTTTCAAAACCATGACGCTCATATAGCTACTCATGTTGCTTTTATGAAAACTAGAATGGTTGAAGTAAATCCTATGGTTAATGCTTTGTTATTATCGCATGTCATGGAACATATTTCTATGAAAGCAAGAGCACAAGTCTTAATGGAAGTTAAAACAAATAGACCAGACTTAGTGCAATTAGAACAAGTTGATCCACAATCATATTTAGCAGAAACAGAAAGTATGATAGCAGAACAAGTAGGAGTACTTACAGCAATGTACGTAGAATCAGAACAAGGCGGTAAAAAACCAGATCCATTGGTAGCTTTAAAACAAAAAGAATTAGATTTAAGAGCTATGGATATGCAAAGAAAGGCTCAAGAAAACGCAGCTGACATGCAAAGGAAAATCAGGTGAGTTTGCAGAAAGGTTAGATTTAGATAGAATGAAAAGAGAGGATGCAGAAGAAGCTGGTAAAGAAAGAATAAGAGTAGCTGACGAAAAACTTGATTTAAATGAAATGAAAATTTTAAATGATATGGAGAAAAACAATGAAAGGTAAAAATTTTGGACCTCCTCCTTCAAAAGGACCAAACCCACAAGGTATAAGAATAACTATGATTCAAATTGGAGGTTTATCCGATTTAGGAAGTTATGGTTGCCCTCATCGTGAAACTGGTGTAAAAAGTGATATACAAGGTATAAGTAATATACAACTTAAAGGAAAAAAATTTACTGGTGTTAAATGATTGCTGGCGATTCTTTAGAATACGAATTTATAACAGAAGAAATACAAAAATTAAAGTTAAACGATATAGTCCTTACGTGCGAAATAGGATTGAGAAGAGGGTTTGGTTCTAAAACAATAATGGACGCTGTAATATCTAAGGGAACAGTTTATTATAGACATATTGCTGTTGATCCTTACGGTAATTTAAATTACCAGCATTATGATGATGGTGTTCCTACTACAGCAGACTACACTGATTACATGAAAGTTGAAACATTAATAGATTTACATAAGTATACACAGTTTGCTTTTTTTGAGTTTCCAGACACTTATTTTTTTGAAGTTATGAAAAATGGTTATCCTTTATCTATTAATGGAAAAACATACCTACATGATAAATATTCTGTAATTCATTTAGATGGTCCACATACTACTTTAGCATTAAATCAACAGATACAATTTTGTATGCGAAACATGGAAGACGAAAGTTTAATTATTATAGACGATCATCAAACATTTAACATGACTACTATTAATTGGTCTTTACAAAAAATCGGATTTAAGGAAGTTCGTAGGGGAGATCGTAAATTAATTTATAAACGACATGATGAAAACATTTGATCAAGCATGGAGGGCAGCTATTGCACACAAAAAATGTTCTTTTTGTGAAGAAGAAGCCGTAGATTATGAGAAATTTAAATATTATTGTCAACAACATTGGAATAAACTGAAAGGATTACCATATGACCTTACTAAGCTTAATAGGACCAGCGACAAAACTAATCGGAAAGTTCGTAGAAGACAAAGACAAAAAAAATGAATTAGCACACAAACTTGCTTCTATGGCTGAGAAACATGCAAATGAATTAGCCAAAGGTCAAATAGATATTAATAAAGAACAAGCTAAACATCCTAGTATATTTGTAAGCGGAGCTCGGCCAGCAATAATGTGGGTTTGTTGTCTTGGTTTATTATGGCAGTTTTTTATAGGCCCTATATTAACTTGGTTTGCTGTAATGTTTAATCCAGATTTAATGCCACCAACTTTAGAAATGGAAGGGCTCGTCACGTTAGTTATGAGTCTCCTAGGACTCGGAGCCATGAGATCATTTGAAAAGTCAAAAGGCATAGCTAGAGATAACATGAAAAAATAAGGTGTATTTATGTACGATATTGATACTATTCAAACAGTAAAAAAAGAAATAAGAAAAAAAGTTGCCGAACTAAAAGAATATATAAGTTATAGTGTAGACACAATGGAAGAATTACATTATGCTAAAGGCAAGATCAATGCTTTAGAAACATTGCTACAGGACTTAAATGACCTGCAACGAAAGGAGAATAACATACATGACTTTGGTAGCACCCAAAACACCTAAATTAATAATCCCTAAAGTTAAAAAAGATAAACCATTAGTTCCTAGAGGAGCTGAGGAAACAGGTA